GGTGCACTGAAGCGCCGTCTTTCGCTGGATTATTGCACATTCAATTCAGGATTACGTCACCATCATGCTTGCCAGACGCCCGTGTCAGCGGCCTAATCTCGCAGGCACTTCGCGTGCGTATAGGCCGCCCCGGGACGATTCCGCAACGACCGACGAGGGCTCCGAGGATGAGGATCTTGCTGGCGAGCCGGGGCCTACGGATGACCTCGCAGAGTGGCGCTACTGGCGGGCGCAGCATGCCAAGATCAAGTGCCTGCGTGAGCAGGGCGAGCTCGTGCCTGCGGGTGACCGTGACGCCCTTCTCGCGCAGCGCGCGCTCGAGTTCCGGCGGGGCCTGGAGACCGCGCTTCTGCACCGGTTGCCGCCGCGGCTGGCTGCGCTGAGCGACCCGGTCGAGATCGTGGAGGTCCTCGAGGACGTGATCCGCGAGCTCCTGGAACGGTACACGCGGCCATGCAGCTGACCCAGGCAGAGATCGACGTCCTGCGCCCGGCCGAGGGCCTCACGCTGTCACAGTGGGCCGAACGCTACCGCGTGCTCGACGAGCTCAACGCTGCGGAGGCGGGCCCCTGGCGCAACGTGCGCACGCCCTACCTCGTGGGCATCATGGATGCGCTCACCGATCGGCGTGTGACCGAGGTCACCGTGGTCAAGGCCGTGCAGATGGGCATGAGCGAGGTCGCGCTCAACCTGGTGGGCTACGCGATCGACCAGGACCCGGGCCCGATCATGCTGGTTTATCCGCGGCAGAGCGACTGCGAGTACTTCAGCGAGCGGCGCATCAAGGCGATGATCGATGCGTGCCCACGGGTGGCCGGCCAGCACACGGGTTGGAAGCGCGACTACAAGAAGATGGAGATCGGGTTCGCCCGGGCGACGCTCTACATGGCCGCGAGCACGAGCCCGGCGGACGTGAGCTCGAAGCCGATCCGTTACCTGATCATGGACGAGCTCGACCGGTTCGAGACGTGGACCGCCGGCGAGGGGAGTCCCCTGGCCCTGGCCCGCGACCGCACGACGACGTTCTGGAATCGGAAGATCCTGAAGCTGTCGACGCCCACGACGCGGCACGGACACATCCTGAGCGAGTTCGAGCGGTCGGACAAGCGGCGATACTGGTGCCCGTGCCCGCGCTGCCGGGCCTACCAGGTGCTCATGTGGTCACAGGTCAAGGTGCCGCCCGATCAGCGGGACCCGGACCGGATCCGGAACGACGCGCTTGCGACCTACGAGTGCCTGCACTGCGGGTTTGCGATCCCGGACCGCGGGCCCGACCGCGAGATGATGATTCGGCGTGGCGTGTGGGCTCCTGAGGGCGCCTCTGTGACCGCAGACGGGCGCGTGGAGGGCGGGCGATACCGGAGGCATGCCGGGTTCCACATGAGCGCGTTGGTGTCGCCATGGGTGTCCTGGAGCGATCTGGCGGCTGAGTTCTTCGAGGCCAAGGCCGAGCCCGCCAAGCTACAGGTCTGGGTCAACCAGAAGCTCGCCGAGGCGTGGGAGGAGTCCGCGGTCGAGACCAGCGAGACCAAGTTGCGCGAGCGGTGCCTGCCCTACCGTCGCGGCGCGTGGCCGGCCGCGGCCTCGTGGTGCACGATCGGGGTGGACGTACAGCAGGGCTACTTTCGGTGGGCGTGCTACGCATGGGCGGCACCGTCGATGGAGGGCTGGCTGATCGACTATGGCCGGTGTGAGACCTGGGCGGATCTCGTGGCGCGCGTGGTCAACGGCGAGTGGGAGGGGCACAAGGCGCGGCTGATCGGCATCGACGCGGGCTACGACACGTGGAGCGTCTATGATTTCGTGCTGCGGTTCCCCGACTGTTGCCGCGCCATGAAGGGATCTGCGCGCCCGCTCAACGCGCCATTCTTGGGTCACAAGATCGAGCGGCATCGCGTGACGGGTCAGGTGCTGCCCGGGCTGATGCTCTGGTCAATCAACACGGAGTTCTATAAGGACCGATGGGTCCGGATGACCCAGGCTGTGACCGATGAGGTCGCGGGCTGGCACATTCCCGAGGACGTGGGCGACGAGTTCCTGGCCGAGCTCGCGGCGGAGCGCAAGGTCTACGTGCGCCGTCCCAAGGGTGGGGGCGGATACTGCTGGCTGCCCAAGTGGGATGGCGCGCCGAACCACTACCTGGACTGCACGGTCTACGCGATGGCGTGCGCGGATATGCTGATCGATCCCGCATCGCGTCCTGGTGGCGTGCCCAGGCCTGCGCCTGCGCCGCGGCCGCGCCCCGAGGGCGGCTGGAATCCGCGCCGGCGTCCATTCCGCCCGCATGGGTTTCGCGAGCGGTGACGCGAAACTGCGTCTAGCGTAATTTTGAGGCCTTCAGAGGCCTATCGCGCCCTCCTGTGACCGTCATAGTGCATGTATGGCGTACACACAGGCATTGCTGGACGCGATCGACGCCGAGATCCTGAGCCGGATCACGGGCGGAGCGGTCGAGAGTTACTCGATGCCAGACGGCCGGTCGTTGCGCTACCTGCCCATGTCCGAGTTGCGGGCTCTGCGCACCGAGGTCGCGACCGAGGTGGCGGCCGCTTCGGGTGGCACGCGGTCGTATGGCTCGCGCCGGAGGCCGCTGTGAGGCGGCGTGGCGGGTCGTCTGTGACCGAGCGGCTTGCGTGGCTGCGGTCGCGCGTCGCGAAGCTCGGCTACCTGGGCGGCGAGAGCACGTACACACGAGCCGACTGGTCGACCTTGAGCTACACGCCCGACCAGCTGCTGGAGACGGACCTCGGCAACTTGCGCGCGCGGTCCCGCGATCTGGTGCGCAACTCGGCGCTCGCGGCCGGCCTGATGGCCACCTACGTGGACAACGTCGTCGGGCCCGGGTTCTCGTGCGTGCCGAGCCCGCGGGCGGCCGTGCTCGGGCTGGACGAGTCGGTTGTCGAGGCGTTCCGCGCCGCGGCTGAGGATGCGTGGGAGGACTGGGGTTCGTTCGCGGACGTCGCGGAGCGCACGGACTGGGCGGGCCTCCAGCGCATGATCGAGTGGTCGGCGCTCGAGGGCGGGGACGTCCTGGTGCACTTTACGCGTCGGGACAAGCGGGCTGCCTATTGGCAGCTGGGTGTCGAGCTCGTGGAGGCCGAGCGGATTCGGTCGAGCGCTTACGACCCCGATTGGACCATGGGCGTGCTGTTGGGGACGGGTGGGCAGCATGTCGCGTTCAAGGTCTGGCCCGGCTTCACGGCGTTCGTGGGCGAGCCTGTGATCGTGCGACGGTGGGACCGCGACGGGCAGGTTTCGGAGCTCTACCACTTCCAGGGCCGGCCTGGCCAGACGCGCGGGATCCCGCTTTTGACGCCCATTCTGCCGCTGTTCCGCGACCTCGACGACTACCTCGAGGCGGAAGTGGTCGCGGCGGTGCAGGCGGCATGCATCTCGTCCGTCGTCAAGACGACGAATCCAGCCGTGGCCGCGTCGGGGCGCCTGTCCGAGACGTCGGAAGATGGCAATCGCATCGAGGAGTTCCGGCCGGGGCAGATCGAATACCTGGCGCAGGGCGAGGAGTTGCAGACCTACAACCCGCAGCGCCCGGGTAACACGTTCGATCCGTTCGTCATGCGTCTCACGCGCATGATCTGCCGCGGCATCGGGCTGCCCTACGAGCTCGGCGCGCTCGACTTCAGCCAGACCAACTACTCGTCGGCCCGGGCTGCGCTGATCGAAGTGCGCCGGACGTTCCAGGCGCGGCAGCGGCACTTCACGACGCGCATCAATCAGCCCGTTTACCAGATGGTGATCCGCGAGGCCCGCGAGAAGGGCCGGTTCGACATGATCCCGGACGAGGTCTGGGCGGCCAACGAGTACGAGCTTTATCGCGCGGACTGGGTGGCCCCGGGCTGGGGCTGGGTGGATCCAAAGGCCGAGGTCGAGGCCGCGGTGCTCGCGATCGAGAACGGGCTATCCACGCGCGAGATCGAGGCGCGCCGGGCGACGGGGAGGTCCTGGCGCAATCATCTGCTCGGCGAGATCAAGGCCGAGCGCAAGGAAATGCTGGGAATGGGGGTTGTCGATGTCGGACAAAAGCCCACCGCGTGAAGCCTACCAGTTCAGCGCGCAGCTGGAGTTGGTGCCGCAGGTCGAGGGCGCGAAGAAGCGCCAGGTGCGGATCGTCGCAAACACTGGCCAGCCGCTGAGGCACTGGTATTGGGAGAATTTCGCGATCGACCTCGAGGGCATCCAGCCTGTGACCAAGGCCCTGCCGATGCTGCTCGACCACGACACTGGCCGGCGGCTCGGGACCTTGCGCGAGTTCGCTGTGACCGAGCGTGGATACGAGGTCGTGGGCGAGTTCTTGCAGTCGAATCCAGATGCGCTTCAGGCGCTCAAGGACGCGGAGGACGGATTCCCATGGCAGGCGTCCGTCCATGTCGAGGCGATGAGCGAGCAGCATGTGAGCCCGGGGGAGACCGTGAAGGTGAACGGCTACGACCTCGAGGGCCCTGGTGTCGTGTTCAAGGCTTCGCGGTTGCGCGAGGTCTCATTGTGTCCGCTGGGGGCCGACGAGGCGACCAGCGCGGAGTTGCTCCACAAGGGAGGGGAACAGATGGCAGAGCAGAAGGTGGACCCGGGGCAGCCCGCGCCCGGACCGGATCTGGACGCGATCCGGAGTGAGGCCGTCAAGGCCGAGCGGGAGCGTGTGACCGCGATCCTGAAGCTGGCCCACTCGTCGCAGCACGAGCTCGCCGTGAAGCTCGCATCCGACGGGGCGGATCTGCTGGGCGCCGTGAACGCGCTCTACGAGGGCCTCAAGGCCATGTGCGACCAGCTGTTGGCGACGATCGCGGCCTACACGGCCGAGAACGCGCCGGCGGAAGAGGGCGAGGAAGAGGAGGGCGGGGCTCCGTTCGAGGAGAAGGAATCCGCATCCAGGCGCAAGCCGGTGGGGCCTCCGCGGCCGGCGTTCTCGGCGACCGATCCCGAGGCGCAGTTCAAGGCGGAATTCGCGCGCAATCCGGAAGCGCAGAAGCGGATGAAGGAATCGACCTACGTGAAGATGCGGATCGCCGAGGAGTCGGGCCGCGTGAAGGGGGAGGACAACTGACATGGGAGCGACCAACCTGACCGTCCTGCGATCCATGATCGGGGACTACTACGAGACCCTGGAGGCGACCGATCTCGGGTGGGTCGATCCCATCAGCCGGCTCATCCCGAGCGAGCAGGCGTCCGAGACGCTGCGGTGGCTCGGCATGTCGCCCGCACTGCGGCAGTGGAAGGGTGAGCGTGGCGCGACCGACGTGCCCGACTACTCGTCCACGATCACGCAGTACCCGTACGAAGCCTCGCTGCAGTTCCTGCGGCGCGAGCTCGCGTGGGACAAGACCGGCCAGGTGCGCGCGCGCATCCAGGACCTCGCCGTCCGGACGCAGCAGCACTGGGCCTCCCTCTCGACCGCCTTGCTGGTCGCGGGGTCGACCACCACGTGCTTCGACGGC